TGAGGCCGCGGCGCTTGTGAGGACTTCCGTCATGCAGGTCGCCCAGACGGTCCGGCGGGCGATTTACGACCAGAATGCCGACGTCATCAAGGGTCTCCAGGTGGTCGCCACCCTGGACACCAGAACGACGCCTCTGTGCAAGGCCCTGGACGGCACCGAATATGATATTGAAGGCCAATCCCTTGCCGGGGGGAGACCGCTGCCCCCCGGTCCTCCCTTTCACTGGCAGTGCCGTTCCACCCTGGTCCCCATCGTCAAGTCCTATGCCGAGCTCGTGAAGGGCAAGGGGAAGCTCTCGAAGGCGAAGCTTGCGGCCCTGGAGAAGATGGACCAGGGCACCCGGGCGTCTATGACCGGGCAGGTCCCCGCGGTCCTCAATTACAACGAATGGCTCAAGACGATGCCTGAGTCGGTCCAGATCGAGGCCCTCGGTCAGCCGAGGTGGGAGCTCTGGAAGGGCGGCAAGATCACTATGGCCGACATGGTCCACCAGGACGGGCGGCCCCTGTCCATTGCCGAGCTCGAGAAGAAGATAGCCCAATTCGATGCCCAGAAGGCCGCAGAACTCAAGTTGAAGGAGGTCCTTGAGGGGATGGCTGATCCGGACGCCATTGTCTCAATAAAGGCCTTCCAGGAGCTTCAGGGGGGCCCTTTCGCGCCTATCCCGACCGTGGAGGATTTGAAATTCCAGAAAAAGGCCATGGACATCCCGGATCCGGTCAAGAAGATGGGCAAGAAAACCTCCTCCGGGGTGATTGTGTTCGAGCCCGAGACGGGGAAGGTCTGGATCTATGAGCCGAAGGGCCATTTCGGGGGCTACCAGCACACTTTCCCGAAGGGGACGGTCGAGAAGGGGCTCGGCCTCCAGGAGACGGCCATCAAGGAGGTCTGGGAGGAGACGGGTCTCCAGGCGAGGATCGTCGGCTACCTGGGGGACTATGAAAAGACGACCTCCATCACGCGGTATTACATCGGGGTCCGCACCGGGGGGATGCCCGGGATGTTCGCCGAGGAGACGGCGGCCGTGAAGCTCGTCCCGCAGGGGAAGCTCAAGACCTTGCTCAACGTGGACATCGACAAGAAGATCGCCGACGACTTCATCGCGAAGTTTGCCGAGGCCCTCGAGGCCGGCGCCGGGGATGCCGTCAAGGGGTTCGCGATCCTGGAGGAGGAGAAGAAATACCAGGCCATGATCCAGGAGCTTTTCGTCAAATACCCGAAGCTGACGGTTGAGGTTGCTTCTTCTGTGGAGGAGGTCCCCGGGCTTGCGCAGATGGGATACAAGCAGACTTACGAGACCTGGATGAAACAACTCCAGTGGCAGGCGGCCTCGGACGTCAATGCCTGGATGCTGGACAAGGAGCTCGGTCCCATCGTCAAGAAGCTCCAGACGAAGGACACCCTGGCGACCTGGGAGAAGGCGAAGGAGGCCGTCGGTGCGAAGCTGGCCGAGGGGGAAACCTTCTTCATGAGGATCAAGCAGGGGACCGCCGAATGGGACGCCTGGCAGGAGCTCAAGGAAAAAAAGATGTTCCAGGACCTCGACCTGGCGCAGAAGGTCGCGCTGGTCAAGAACGAGGCGAACATCCTGAACACTGTCGCGGAGCTGGAGATCCCGGAGCTCAAGGGGTTCCGGAAGTATGTCTATGACGCCGTCCCGGAGGGGAAATTCTCCGACATCCATTCGAAGATGAAATTCGTTGACGAGGAGAACTCCAAAACGAGGGCGCTTGTCATGAAGCGGCTGAACGAAAACGCCTTCAAGATGGATGAGCTCAGTATCGCGATGCAGGAACACACCATTGAGGTTCAGATGGGGCCTTACCTCGAATGGATGAAGGCGGAGCACGGGGGCAAGATCGTCTCCTTTGATGAATTCCTGTCCGTCATGAACGAGAAACACGGGAGGAAGATCCTGCCCTATCTCAAGGATTCCGATTCCATCATCAACCAGACTTGGAAGGAGTTTGTCACCCTGCATCCGGAGACGGACAAGCAGATGTGGTATTTCAAGGTCCCCCAGTATCAGGCCGATTTCGACAGCCTGAAAAAGGTCATCGAGGAGTGGGATGAGCTGAAGAAAAGCACCTACTGGAAAGACGCCTACGAGAAGGTGAAGTCGTATGCGAAGGTCGATGAATTGTCGAAAACGCAGGCGATGGGATTCATCAAGCCGAAGCTCGCGCAGTATGAAAACGCGGCGAACTGGAAGGCGTCGCTCATGGCTGCTCCGGATTCCCTCCATGCTGAGGCTATCGGCAAAATGAGGAGTGCCGGGATTACGGATGTCCTGGAGCAGAAATCCGAGTTTAACAAGTTTATGAAGGACCTCAAGGAGTCTTACCAGAATAAATTTGACGAGCTTACGAAACCCGTCCTGAAGCCGGAGAATAAGAAGTTATACGAGAACCTGAAGCTCCAGGCGGGATTCGATGATGTGGGGATAATGGACATCAACCAGAAGGTTGCCTGGCTCGAGGCGAATCTTCCGGAGGTCAAGAAATATACCGATGATTATGCGTTCCTCGTCTCGGTCAAGTCCGGGGAGCAGGGTGAGGCCGTTTTGAAGGGCCTTGTCAAGGATTGGGAGAAAAAGACGATCAAGGAGAAATACGAGCTCCTGCATACCCACCTCCAGACTTATGCGTCTGCTCCTCCCGTTTCAAGCACCGCGCTGGCCCAGTCGCCGGTCGGCAAGCAGGCGATCGAGAACATCAAGCAGATTTACACGAAGGAGTGGGCGTCCGAGTGGGACGAGGTCCACAAGCTGAAGGTCCTGGAGAAGCAGGTCGAGAAGCTGAATGAGGAGGCGGCGAAGTGGCTTAATGAACTGCCGGGGGAGGAGTCCCTGAAGGTCCTGGGGGACCTCGAGAAGCAGATCCAGGGGTTCAACGAGAAGTCGTCCTGGGAGATTGCGGAGCTTTACAAGCAAAACAAAAAAGCCATCCTTGATCAGTATGAGGCTTATAATCTTCACATGGGGATCCAGCCGGATCTTGTGAATGATGTCGTTGCCGCGATCGGGCCGGATGAGTGGGCCAAGCTGCCGGTTGCGAGCCAGGTCAGTCATATCAATGCGGCGGCGGCGGCTTCGATAGAGGCTGCGGAGGCGGCTGCGCAGGCGGCGACGGTGATCCCCCAGTCCAATGTCGCGAAGGCGGCCCTCGAGAAGGTCCTGAAGGAGCATCCGAACTATTATAGCCTCTCCCAGGCGGAGCAGAAGAACCTCCTGGACAAGAAGGTCATTTCTTTTAACTCGTCGGCGCAGAAGAAGCTCAAGAAGATCCAGCTGGATCCGGGGTGGCAGCCGATTTATAAAGAGATCCAGAAAACTCCCGGGTGGGACAAGCTCAACAGTTATGACAAATGGAATACCTGGGAGACCACTAATAAGGCCATCCTTGATAAGCTCCTGGAATTCGGCAAGCTCAAGGAGGCCCATCCGGATGTCCTGGCGAATATCACCTTTCCCGCGAACGCGACCATTGAAGTGAGGCTGGCTGCGCTTCAGGCGGCTGTCGATGCCGCGGAGGCGGCGGCCGCGGCTGCCCTGGAGACGGCGTCCGTCGTGGCGCAGGCCGAGCCGATGACCGGGATCGTGAAGCTCGGGACAAAGACCTTTGACCTCTCGGATCCGAACCAGCTTGCGAACTTCAAGAAGAACCAGTCGGACGCCCTGAGCAAATACAAGAAGGCCGTCCTCCAGGGGAAAACTCCTTCCCCCCAGCAGAAGGAGGCCTTTGATCTCCTTTCCGAGAAGGACAAGGAGTTTTTTAACCTCAAGCTGGAGAAGGAGCTCGGCAAGGTTAAGGCGCCTGGGGCCGTGGCTTCTGAGGTGAAGCCCATCCAGGAGGCCGTGGAGGTCGACTTCGACGACTTCACCAAATACGCGGGGCAGAAGGGGTCGAACGAGGGAGGATTCTACCAGAGCAAGGCGAACCCCGCCGAGAGGTATTACTTCAAATTCGCCAACAGCGAGGAGATTGTCCGGAACGAGATCCTGGCCGGGAAGCTCTACCAGGCAGCGGGGGTCGAGGTCCCGGACCTCGCCTTCGTCAACCGCAGGGGCCAGAAGGGTGTCGCCTCCCGGATCGTGGACGGGATCAAGGTGGACGGGCATGCTTTCAGGGCCGGGAGGGTTGCCGGGGCGCAGGAGAACTTTGTCGTCGATGCCTGGCTCGGGGACTGGGATGTCGTGGGCCTGAATTATGACAACCTCGTCCTGAAGGAGGGCAGGGCCTTCCGGGTGGACGTGGGAGGGTCCTTGAGGTTCCGCGCGCAGGGGGTCGCCAAAGGCAAGGCTTTTGGGGACAGGGTGACCGAGCTCGAGTCGATGCTGGACATGAGGACGAACCAGCAGGCGGCCAGCGTTTTCAGGCATGCCACGAGGGAGGACCTCATCGCCGGGGCGCGGAAGGTCCTTGCGATCACGGACGACGAGATCCGTTCCCTGGTCGCCAAATACGGGCCGACGAACACCACGGAGGCCGGGGATCTGGCGAGGAAGCTCATTGCCCGGAAGAACCATATCGCCGAGATGTTCCCCGAGGCGAAGGTGGTCACGAAGGTGCCTCCTCCGAAGGACCTGGGGAAAACCCTTTCGAAGTTTGAGATGGACAAGATCAAGCAGGGCCGGATCAACGGGTATGCCGTCAAGTGGGACAAGTATGACATCGAGGACCAGCAGATCCTTTTCTGGATCGAGAAGGATCCTTCGGCGAAGCAGAGGCTCATGGCCGAATTCAAGGTCCGGGAGGACGCTGCCAAAAGGGTCAACCAGGTCGCGAAGGTGAAGGCTGGGCCGGCGACGGCGGAGACGAGGCCGGGGCTCGACACGACCGGGATGCACTCTCAGATGTATGAGACCTTCCGCGGGATCGGGATGCAATCCAGGAACAACACCCTCCTCCGGGCGAAGGACATCGAGAGGATCCAGGTCTCCCGCAACTATTACAAGGACAACCTGAAGCTCCTGGAGGACGGGGTGAAGGCCGGGAAATATAAAGCCGACGACCTTGCTCGGTTCAAGGCGCATTACAAACCCTGGCTCGACCTCATGGAGCAGGCGGAGAAGGAATACAACAAGCAGCTGATCTTCAAGTGGTCGAAGGATTCGACCTGGAAGTCCGACTGGAAGGATTTCGGGTTCATACCGGAGATCGAGAAGAAGGTCGCGCCGAAGGTCGTCAAGGAGGTCGAGGAGCTCAAATTCACGAAGAAGGTGGGCCGGTTCGACGCGAAGAAGGTCGACAACGGGGAGGCCACGCAGCTCGGCACGCCGATCAACCTCAAGTATCACGGGACGGATTACCAGTATTATTACGAGGCCGAATACAACGGGGTCCGGATCCGCTACTGGCCGGATTCGAGCGACATCGCCATGGCCATGAGGGGGAAGATCCAGATCATGGCGGAGGGGGCTTCTGAGGCGGATGCCGCGGTGATCAAGGATGTCATTGGCAAACTCCAGCTTAACGCCGAGAGGGCGTCGCTGCTTGACCAGGAGGAGCTCTACATCCGGCAGATCGTCTACTCCTGGAACAACCCGTCTGCGTTCCAGAGGCTGACGTCCGGGGCCGATGCGATTGACGACCTGGAGAAAAGGGTCGAATGGATGAGGAAGAAGCTCAATGAGGAGGCCGGGAAGAATGTGACCGGGTCTGCCGTTTACAATCCCCAGGGGACTTACCAGGCCTATGACGTGGGCCGGTGCTTCACTTACAGGCCGGACCTCGAGGGCGCGGAGTGGGAGAGCTTCAAGAAGAAATACTGCCTCCATCACCACAACACGACCAGCCATTCCCTGCCGGACCTTATTGATACTGTCCTGACCAATGGGGGGAACATGGCCCCTTCGACGGACAAGCTCCGGAGAGGTTTCTCCTGGGGGGGGATGTCGCCGACTTCCGACATGGGGACCGGGGGCGCGTCGTATTTCTTCACGAGGATCAAGGGGGTTTCTTCCGCGAGACGGTCTCCGGGTTTCGTATGGGAAGGAAGGATGATTTCCAGGACGGACGCGATCTCCTACGGCGGGGACATGTATGGGAGATGTGATGCCTCGACGATCCGGTCTTACCGGAAGTCGACGATTGACGGATGGATCGGGAATTCGGGGAATAGCAGCAACGAGACGATCTTCAAGAACTCGGTCGGGATCCTGGACCCGGACCTGAAATTCATCGTTGCGAACAACGAGACGGAGAGGCAGTCGATCATCAAGATCTTCAAGAAACACGGATACCAGGAATTCCCGGACGGCAGGAAGCTCGAGGACGTCATTGTTTCGAGATAGACTCTTGACAGTCCGGGTGAAATGGGTATGCTGAAGCGTGATGAATCTTTTTGAGGTCAAGGATCCGCTGGTCATCGAGGTCCCTTTCGGGGGCCGGAGGCTCATTGCCGAGCTCTTTCCCCTGGAGGTGGTCGAGCCGGGGAAGAAGGGCCTCGTCTTTTTTGATACCTGGTGGAGGGGCGCGACCGCCCATCCTGTTCATATCGTCGAGGGCGAGATCCTGGGCGACGGGCCGTGGGACATCCCGGGGGCCGAGGCCGAGGTCGAGCTCCTGGACATGACGAACGAGGACGATCCCCTCGTGGGGGAGTGGAAGGACTGGCAGAGGTATCTGAAAGAGGATCCGGACGGGAGGCTTGCCACGCGCGAGCTTGCCGAGGAGATAGTCAAAAGCGGGAACTTCTGATTCGCCAATCATTTAAAAAACCCCCGGGTTGTCATGACCGGGGGCTCTTTACATTGTGTTACATCCTGTTACTTCATTTTACGCACCTCCTTCCTTATTTGAAGCCGTATCCGCGGCCCTTGCCTGTCACGTTGATGTCCTTGAAGATCTGTGACTGGAAAAGCTGTTCATCCTCGACGGACCATCTCCGGTTTGCGTAGGGGTCCCACAGGGGGTCCCGGTCGTCCTGGAGGTTGAGCCTTCCCTGGCCGGCGGGGGACCGCCTCGACCTGGGTGCTTCGAGATTTTGGAGGATGGACCAGACCCGATGATATATGCCTCCGCGGTTCAGCCCCATCCGGTCGCATTCGGCCTTGAAATTGCCGTATTCCATGATCCTCGCCATCCGGTCGAGGTATTTCCCCCATGCCTTTTTCGACGTGACGATCCGGAAGGGGTAATCTCCCGCGGGCGTCGAGAGGATCCGGTTCTGGAGGTTCATCCGGGACTTGAACCGGACGAGGTCCTCGCGGTTCCTTGCCCGGACCTGGATCCGGCCGGTGTTCCTGTCTTTCGGTTTCTGAACCGCGCTGAAAAATCCGTCAATGGTGAAAACCCACATTATCTCTCTCCTAATCTCTGGATGATCCTGAACATCTGCTTGTGAAGGTTTTTGAGGATGTCATCCTCGTCTTCGATCCTGTTTTCGATGAGCATCTCCCCAATGACCATGTGCGCCGACTTCAGGACCTCGAGGATGTCCTCGGGGACGAGCTCGAGGCGCCGGCGTGTGAAAAGCTCTATTTGTAATCCGCGAAGTCCTCATAGTCCTTCTCGTCCTGCCAGCGGTCATAAAGATAGCCGATACGTTCCCCTAACTCGTTCATAGCTTTGTCCTGGAATTCCCTCATGGCTTGTTTGGTCTGCTCGTCTAACATGGTCATTACCTCCTCCTGTCAGTCTTGTGGGCCTGGGTGGCTACTTTGAAGAAAATTCCGTAAACTACCAAAATCGCTGTTATTGCCGCTGCCATCAACTGTTCCATCTTCTTGTATCCTTAGTCATATTTGATATTGTTTAATATCATTATCGTCATAAATTGACTAAAAGTCCAGTCTTTTTTTAACTTATTTTAAACTT